AAACCTGGAGATAAGTAATGCAATTCAAGTCATTCGGTGAGTATGTAACCGAAGCAACAAAAGAAATAACCTTTACTTTTGGAAGATTTAATCCTCCAACTATAGGTCATGAGAAATTACTAGATGCCGTGGCTAAGGTTGCACGCGGTTCTAAGTATATGGTATTTGCATCCCAATCACAAGATGCTAAAAAGAATCCTTTAGACTATAACACTAAAGTTAAGTACATGCGTAAGATGTTCCCACGTCACGCACGTTCTGTACAATTAGATAAATCTGTTAAGAATGTATTTGATATTCTTGTAAAGATATATGATCAAGGTTATAACCGTGTTAATATGGTTGTTGGATCAGATCGTGTTAATGAGTTTGAAGCATTGATAGGTAGATACAATGCTAAGAAAGGCCGTCATGGTTTCTATAACTTTGAAGGTGGAGTTAATGTAATCTCTGCTGGTGAACGTGATCCTGATGCAGAAGGTGTATCTGGAATGTCTGCCTCTAAGATGAGAGCTGCTGCACAAGCAAACGATTTCAGCCTATTCACAAAAGGTTTACCAAAGAATTTTAAAGACGATAAACAATTGTTTAATGACCTACGTAGTGGTATGGGTCTTAAAGAATCTCATGATTATCGCCAACACATCCAATTACAAACAGTATCTGAAGAGCGTGAAGCTTATATTCAAGGTGAGTTGTTTGATAAAGGCGATGTAGTTGCTATCAAAGAATCTGATGAAGTAGGAACAGTTTCCATGCTAGGTTCTAACTATGTGCTAATTGAAATGGCAGATGGTAAGAAGATGCGTAAATGGTTAACTGATATCGAGAAGCTTGAAGAAGCTTGTTGGGAAACTCATAAGCAGATTGGTACTAAGATGAAGGGCGGAAAAGAAGTTCCTAACTGTGTACCTAAAGAATCACAAGATGCTGATATCAAAGATCGTGATGGTTCTCAACCTGCAAAATATCATAAAGGATTATCTAAGTCTACTAAGACTAAGCGTGATGCCCAATTTAAAAAGCAAGCTAAGATGGATGACGATGATCCTTCTGCGTATAAGCCTGCACCAGGCGATGCGACAGCAAAGACTAAAGTATCTAAACATACAAAAAAATATCACCAAATGTACGGAGAAGGTATGCAATCATTTAGCGAATACGAAGCATTATCTGAAGATGCAACTAAAGGTCTTAAAGGTAAAGCAGAAAAATCAGGCATGCCATTAAGCGTATTAAGACAAGTATATAACCGTGGTGTAGCTGCATGGAAAACCGGCCACAGACCAGGAACAACACCAGAACAATGGGGATTTGCAAGAGTTAATTCTTTTATAACTAAGTCTTCTGGCACATGGGGTAAAGCAGATAAAGATCTTGCAGCAAAGGTAAAGGGCTAATCATGAAGATGACAGAAATACAAAAGATGTATCTCCGTGCACGTGGTAGATGGTCTAAGAATGCTGGTAAAGAAGAAGAAAAGAAGAAAGCAAAACAGTTTGCTGAGATTCGTGATTCTGAACGTGCAGGTGAGTTTGGCACTGATAAGCTAACTGCTTCTTATTGTGCTTCTACTCCTGGCCAAACGAATGAAGCATTTGAACCTCATATGATGTATGATCCTAAGACTGGTAAAGGTTATAAAGCTGAAAAAGAAGCTGATCATTTACGAATGAAGAAACTTGGTTATACACACGATGAGCCAGATGTAAAAGAAGGCACTGGTAAATCAGAAACATGGGAAGATGGATATAAACGCCGCGTAGTTAAAACTACTGACCCAGAGCATAAAGAAGATGGATACAAGTGGAGAATTAAAGGTAAAGAAAAACCAAACATCTCTATTCGACTTTACAAATCTAAACCAGACCAGGCAGAGTTTAATAAGCAAATGAAGCGTGTTGCTGGTCATGAGTTCGGGGGATAATATGCAGGATTTTATAACGTTTTTAGAACATAGCTGCGGATGTGAAGAATGTAAAGCTAGCATTAAAGAGCGTGGCGAAGATTCTAAAGGTCATAAGATTGCCACTGAAAAAGGTGCTGGTCTGACACAAAAAGGTGTTGACGCTTTTCGTCGTAAAAATCCTGGTAGTAAATTGCAAACAGCAGTCACTGGTAAGGTTAAACCTGGCAGCAAAGATGCTAAACGCCGTAAATCATTCTGTGCTCGTATGAGCGGAATGAAAGGCCCAATGAAAGATGACAAAGGCAGACCTACACGGAAAGCCATGTCTCTTAAAAGATGGAAGTGTTAGATATGCCTAGAGAAACAGATGTAGACTGGAAAAATCGCTTAGATCGAATCGAAGAAAAGATGGATAAGATGAGTGAGGTGTTAGTATCACTGGCTCGCTTTGAAGAAAAGATGGATGCTTATAACGAGTATCGCGATAGGTCATGGGAACGAATGAATAAGTTCTCAGCTAAGTTAGACACAATTGAAAAGAAGTGCGATGATAACGCTCGTACTGTACACACTATAAATAAATTATTCTGGGTAGCTATTGTTGCTATCGGGAGTGCAATCGCAGCCCAAGTTTGGATGTAACAAGAATGTTAGCAGTAATTGCTTCTGCTAGTTGAAAACAATTTACTAAGGAGAATAGGATGGATAATCCAATCGCAGAAGCATACATTAAGATGCTTCAAGAACGAAACAAAAACGATAAAGATGCAAAGCTTGATGATGGTGACGGAATGGATCCAGTGGGTCAAGGCGATGCTGATATCGATAATGATGGTGATGTAGATTCATCTGATGAGTATCTACATAAACGTCGTAAGGCTATTAAAAAGTCTATGAAAAAAGAAGAGTTTACTGAAGAAGAGCAAGCTATGATCGATGAGGCAAAGAAACGTGGCCTTACTCCTGATCAAGTACGTAAAGCTCTTGCTGCTGACAAAGCGAAAGCTAAAGACAAAAGCAAAGTATCTCTACGTAAAACACCATGGGATAAATTCAAAGAAGCTGTTGAAATCGAAACAGACGATGATAAAACAGATGTTGAAGATCCTAAAGCTAAAAAGAAAGCACCTGAAAAGAAAACAGGTAAAGGTGATCCAGCTGCAGTAAACGCTCCATCACAAGATGATCGCGCTGCAGTAGCAGATAAACCAGATCCATCTGAAGATCCTGATGCAGAGCCAACTCCTCCAAAAGAGAAAGAAGCTCCAGCGCCTAAGGAAAAAGAAAAGATCGTTGTGAAAAAGAAACCAGTTGATAAAGAAGAATCAGTTAAAAAAGAATCTTTTGATTGGGATGAAATCTCTGAAATGAACGATGAGCAAGTAGATGCATTCATTGATTCATTAGATGAGTCACAACTAGATTCATTCGAAGCTGAAATGAATTCTCTTGCTGAAGCAGCAAACCCAGAAGGTGATGCAGCTCAACAAGATAAAGAGCAAGGTGACTTTATTGCTAAGCATAAAAAGACTATCGTTGATCGTCCTGATGCTGATAAGCCTAAAGCTGCTGATGCTACTAAACCAGCGGCTAAACGTCCTGGTGATAAAAATGATGGTGACAAGTCACCAGTTAAACGTATGAAGGATATTCGAAAATGAAAAAAGCTGGCTGGTTAAAAGATGGTATCGCGACTTCTCGCGGTATCGTAACAGTACATGGTGAAATGCTAAAACGTCGTAAGATGTCAGAAGCTCAAATCAATGAGTGGAATGGTTTCGAAAAGAAAACAGTTGCTCCTAAACCAGCACCTGTTATTGAAGAACCAGCGGCAGAAGAGATCAATTTAGAATCTATGACTAAAGATCAACTTGAAGCTCTTGGACGTGAACATGGTATTGAATTAGATAAGCGTGAAAAGAAGGCTGATCTGATTGAAGTACTAAAGTACGTCATCGAATAAACAATATAAATAGCTCTATATAACAATTTAATGTAGGGCTATTTAATGCAACTCTTTGATGAACTGAATAATGATAACTTTTTGTTGTACGCTTCAAAGCATTATAACAATAAACAATGTACAGAAGTAGAAGAGTTCTATGAAGACTTGAATCGCTTTAAGTATTTGAAAAGACTTCTCAGACGATATGATAGTAACGGAGAATTACAGGAACGTTTGATACTAAACCACCTTATATTATTATTTAATGTATTCGGTATAGTTCATGCAAAGAAGATGGTATTCTTTAAGACAGATAACAGATCGCTATCAGCTCTGAAAACCTTTCTTGTATACTTAAACTATTTAAAAGAAGATGAATACGTTGATATCCCTTTAGATAGTCATATAATAAAAGTATTAAGGAACCTATAATGCCCGCAGTATCAAGAGTAGCAGATCTCTATTACACCTACCGTTTTATCAAGGTATTAACTACACCTTGGAAAGATACTGATGCGTATAAACTAGGTTTATTAGATGATAAGGGTACAAGTCTTCGTAAGGCTAAAACCTCAGAAGAGAAAGATGCTGTAACAGTATTCTTTCGTTTAGCATTTAACTTCAAAAGAATACTAGAGAAACTTCCATTCGGTAAGTCTCGATTATCTTCATATGCAGCAGCGTTATTCTTGCTACGTGAAGAGACAGGTATGAGTGAAGAAGAGATTAAAGATATTCTTTCTAAAATGGAAATAGACTTAACTCCAGAAGTAAAAGAAAATTTCTTTATTCTTAACGAACAACTACTTCCCGGTGTATACATATTACACCAAGATATTTTATCACCAAAAACTGCAGAGCCTATTGCTAAGACAGGTACGAAAGTATCAGTCGCAGAAGGTACAACTCAAGCAGGCACTATACTAGATATTCCGGTATATGAGGTGAGACACTTGGCAACAAAACAGATGGTCTACGTGACCTCCGGAGATTTATACAGATGAAAAAGAAAAAAGAAGAAATTCCAGAAGAAGCACCTGCTAATGCAGTTGCGGGAGATGGTGTTGATATGAGTCCGGGTAAGAAGGCTAAACTAAAGAAAAAGCCTTTGAAACGCTTTAAAGATTATGTTAAGGAATAGTAAGTGTTTTCAACAATTAAAATAGCAATCGTCTTCATGATCTCAGGAGCATTAGTTTCTGGTGGATTATACGTAAAGAAGATACGAGACGATCTAGAAATTGCCAGAGCGAATGTTGCAAGAATGGAAGTAGCAGTGCAAACAAGCGAGTCTTCCCTGAAGCTTGAAAGATCAGAGAATGCGAGATTAAATGTGCTTAATTCAGAGTTAGGCGATAGCCTACAACGTGCTGAGCAATATGGTGATGAGTTGAGAAACACATTACAGAAACATAATTTAACTCACTTGGCCAATAAGAAACCTGGCCTTATTCAAAATAGGATGCAAAATGCGACTGATCAATTATGGAACGATCTTGCTGGTATCACTGACCCTAATGGGGTGCAGCTCGATGAGGCCGGAACCGAAGATAGTAACAGTAACTAAAACTGTTAAAACTGTAATCCCTACAGTAAACCTACCAAAGCAAGTACAACTAAATGACATCAAGATTTATGTTGTGTCTGCTGACAATTACCAAGAATTTAAGAAAGAGTTTGAAGCTAAGAATGGGCCTGATGCATATATTGCCATTTCCGTAAAAGACTATGAAAATCTGTCTCTTAACTTCGCTGAATTGCGAAGATACATAGAACAACAAAAAGAGATTATAGTTTATTACGAGAAAGCTGTAGCACCAGAAGAAACTGAAGAAAATAGCGAATAAACAGTTTACATTAGACCCACAATATGGTATAATAACTATATTGAATCAGCGGAGAACCCTTCATGAATAACCATATAAACGTTACAAAGCGTGACGGACGAACTCAACCGTTCGATTTAGAAAAAGTACACAAAGTATTAGAGTGGGCAACAGATGGTATTGCCTCTGTTTCTATATCAGAGATTGAGTTAAAAGCAAACATTCAGTTGTTTGATAAGATACCTGCATACGACATTCACGAATTATTGATTAAGTCTGCAGCTGAATTGATTTCAGAAACTACACCTAATTACCAATACGTTGCAGCACGTTTAGTTAACTATAAGATTCGTAAAGATGTCTATGGTCAATTCGAACCGTGGGCTTTACTTGACATTGTAAAAGAAAACGTTAAGCGTGGTGTATATGACACAGCTATACTAGATA